GTGACGTTAGTAACGCCTGAGGTGAAATGCGTAGTCATGAAAGTTCTCCTGTGAAAACCAGTGATCAGCCCATCCGATCACCATCTGACCCTGTCAGTGTATGTGAACCTGTAAAACAAAAAAAGGGGGCTGATGCCCCCATTTGTCTTTGCGATTTTACGCTCCTTGGGAGCCGTAAATGCCACGCCAGTCGGAAAAGCCGAACGAGTACCTCTCGCGCGCCTTATAGCGTATGTTGCCTGTCGTAAAGTCAGGCTCCATGCTGGTCTCCATCGGAGTACGCTGGAACATCTTCAAGCCTTCACCCGCATCGGTGACGCTGGTCAGGATGAAGAAGGCATCGGGATCAGCCAAGTAATGGTTGACCGTGTACCCCCCTGGCAACACACCCGTATTACGAATCGCGTTAATATCGTTGTCAGCCGTCCCTGAACGCAGTGTTGAGTTCAAGATCCGATCGGCAACGAAGACCAGTTGAGGCGGTACAACCAATTTGGTTGCTTGAACCGAAATGGTCAGACCCTTGTCATCAGTAAACGTGCTGATGTCGATCAGCGCATCTTCCAACGAGGTCTCATTTAGGTCAGCCATCGAGGTCGCACGGTTTGCAGCAGTGCCACCACCCGCAAGCGGGTGAGCCGTGTTAATCAACGATACGCCATCACCACCCGTGAAGCTGGATGAGAACGCATTGTTAAGCACGTCCGCACCTTTGACTTCCTTGGTGTTCGCCATAGATCGGGCCAAAGCCTTCACATAGCGTTTGCCTAACGAATCGTAAAGATTGTCCTCCACAGCTTCGTCGGTGAGGGCAAATGCTAAAGCCACCGTATCGTGCGTATACCTAGCAGTGAATGACTCACTTGCATTGTCGAACGCGACACCTTGACCTTCCGTTTTGGTCGGCGCACCGCCAAATCCGGTGATGAGTACCTCTTCTTCGAATGCACGCTGAGAGTCTTCGATTGCAAAAATTTCTTCGAACTCCCTCTCATAGCTGTCGTAAGACATGCCGAATAACGAGTTCAATCCTGGTTCGAGTTCTTTAGCGAGCTGTGCTCTTGAAATAGCCATTGTTCAGCTCCTTATGCTAGGCCAGCGCCTTTGACGCCGTAGATTGAGTTTTGAATGACCACAAGCACGTTAGTGTTCGCCGATGCAACGTCGTCGTTGTTCGGATCTTGTGAAATGTCAATCGCCTTGATTGGGAGTGTGGTAGCTGTTGCTCCCGTTGTCACATCCAACTCAGCACCTGAAATACCAGTGAGTGTGCTACCCGCGCTGGTGTACACGATATCGAAGTTGCCGAATAGATCGGCGACTGGGAACGTGTCATCCGCTTGGACCTCATAAACAACATTCGGATCATCGATGATGAATGCGATGATGTCGGATGCGTTTGTGCTTGCTGGATAGAAGTTGCTGAACACCTGCTCACCACTTGTGGGATCAGTGAACTGACAACCGTTGAAAACACCGACAATGGGGACCGTGCCGCCGTCCGCATGAACTTCGACCGTACCACCTGTCACTTGAGCGACCATGTCGCCTTGGAAGATGGATGTGCCGTAGTTTGCCGCGATACGATATCGACTTGTTCCGCCAGAGTAAGGTGCGCCGCCAATCATTCTGACGGGCTTCATGCCAAATGCAGCGTCTTTATTCGCCATTTGAAATTACCTCGCTATCTGCGTCCAAAAGTAACGTTGCTATCTCGCTGAGGATCATATTTGACGTAACGGCTGTCGCCCCGTGTTTCATTGAACATGGTGTTGTCCAAGGCATCCGTGGCTTGTTGAGATTTGTCCGCGTAATACGCACGCCGCTCTTCAACCGTTTCGTTAGGGATCTTTGCAAGAAGCAACCCTTCGTTGTAAACCACGCCTTCATGCCGTCCATTGTCAAGGGTAGGCAAAGATCGCCATTCAGGTGGCAGTTCAGTGCCGCGCACTAACTCCCAGCCCTCACGCAAACGTCGTGACACGTTTGCACGGTCTTCTTGACCTAGCATTGACTCTCGAATCCATCGGTAGGTATAACCTTCCGGGGGTGTTGGTGTTTCGAGTGAACGAACAGGTTTCCAGGGTTTACGTCGCGTCTGATTATCGTGGGACTGCGAATCACGGGATGAACGTGCGCTTGCTTTTGTTTCTGCCATTTTAATTTGCCTCTCTTAATGCGATTTTTTGCTTCTCTTTGGCGACTCGCTGCAACCATGCCTCTTCCGACATGTTGTGCGGCTTTAGACCTCTAAGACGCTCGAGCTCTGACTTGTTAAAGCTTACGCCATTCTTTTTGCCTTGTGTTTTCGACCGACCTCCAGCGGAGGCTGATGCAACTCTTTGCACAGCGGGTTGCGCTTCACGTTCAACGGCCTGACTTCTAGTTTCAGAAGTTCTGGTATGAGGATAAACCGTGCCTACACGGCTGTCCAACTCCTCATAATATTCATCGGAGCCAACATCGTACCCCTCATTGGCAAGGTTGTAATGCACATAATAGGCATACTCCGTGGCCTTCATATCTTCGGGGTCTTCTTTGTTGGCATACCAAGGGTTTCGCTCATGCCACGCCAGAGCGTCTTCAGTGGGTTGGATCTCTTGTTGCGCGGGCTGTTCTGGTTGCTGGTAAACAGGCTGCTCATTCCCTTGGCTCACATATTCTTCTTCTTGCGTTGCCGCTTGTTGTCTTGCTTTTGCGACACGCAGTTTTTCTTTCTGGATTGAGATATCGCTTTGCAGTTTCGCCGCTTTTGTAATTAGATCCGCGTCACCACTCTCCACGGCTTTGCGATACACATCATCAATCTGAGCTTCTTTGCTGTTGATGGCCTCTTCTTCTTTTGCCAAGACTTGGTTCGACTGCTGTTGCGAATAAGTGCGATATCTTTGTAACTCCGCCTCTTTTTGCAGTGCGATTTGTTCAAGTTGTTGAGCGCGCTGTTCGGCCTCGCGTGCTTTGGCGTTCAGCTTGTTGATGCGCTTCGAGACCGATTTGGTATACGTTTCAAGCTCGTCATCCCCGCTGGCTGATGTTGGGGATTCAACTGGGTCTTCAGTCACCTCTATTTGCAATTGCTCTTCGATGACGTCTTGTTGCTCTGCTGCTTGATTCTCAATCATTTGAAACTCACTATATCTGCGGGATGTAGAATGGTGCCGATGACCTCGTCATCATTAATAATACGAACCTCTTCGCCGTCTTCCAATTTAAAACGCGCGCCAGCATAACGGCCGATCAACACCCACTGATTTTCAGATACCCAGGGTGTGTCACCAAACTTTTCGGTGTCGCCGTAGCAAAGCGGACCCATCTTCAAGACGAGCGCAACAACGGTTGCAAGCGCCTCCCGATCCACGGTTTCTTTAAGAAGATGAATGCCACCTTCAGTGGTTGCTTTGCCTTTCCACGGCATCACAAGCATCCGCCAGCCAGTAGGTTGAGGCAAACGCTCGAGCGCACTTTTTTCGAGCAAATCGGGGTTGAGCACCATCTCACTGGCAGGGACGTAAGCGGAGGCTATGGTTGATTCTGTCACTTCAGACATCCTTGTAATACTCGCGAATCGTGTCTTCAACCAAGTTTATAATAACGAGCTCTCCCTGCAAAGATTTATAGTGCTCTATATCTTTCAACATTCCATCCATAAGCACTTCGCGGATCAGCTCTCGACGTTCCGACAAAATGCGTTTTAGGCGTGAACCTAGGTCAATATCGTCCACTAGTCGCGCTCATGGAAGTCGTAACCGCGTGTTGCTGCACCATAACCGCGCGCTTTAATTACACGATAAGGTCCACCGACCGTGCGCCGCACCGGGTCAGGCATGGTGGGTGTAGTCTTCATCTTTTTTGTAGGCGTTTCGACTTTTTCAATCCGAGTCATATCTTTCATGGTTTATCCCTTTTTGCGTGGTGATTTTTTAGGTGCAGCCTTTTTTGCCGCCGCCTTTTTTGCAGGTGCTTTTTTTGCGGGCGCTTTTTTTGGCGCGGGCTCTGGTGCAACTTCAGGCTCAACAGCGGGAGGCGCTACTACTTCTACCTCCGCAGGCGTTGATACGATAGGCGGTGGCGGTTCATGGCCGTGTATCCTAGCCATTTTTGTGGCAATGCGATGATCGCTTGCCTCTTTTTTTCTCGCTTTTTCTATAGCGGCGATCTCTGCCATCTTCGCTTCTACATCGCGCACCAGTCGTTTTTCTTCTTGTAGCGCGGCCACTTTCGCTCGCACCGTCGAGTTGGATGAAATAAATTTACCTGCCATAGCTATCTTCCCCTGTTCTGCATATCAAGCAGTTTCAATTCTGCTTGTTGTTCTAAGCGTCGCAAGGCGACATCTAATTTGTCGTCCGCAACCTCTTTTTGTGTGTCAATCCGTTGCTTTGCAATCTCACTCTCAAGCAGCTTTTCTTGTGCTCTCGCTGCTTGTTTCGCGGCGAATTGGTCGTTGTCTGAGTCAATTGCCTTTTCGCGCAACGCAAGCTCCTGCTGTCGTATTTGCACTAGCGGATCTGTCTCGTCACCTTGCCCAATTGACTCAAGCAACTCTTGCGTCAACTGCGCCAAAAGCGGCGCTGAGAATTGCTCGACCTGCATTTGAATCTGACTCATCTGCATTTGCATTTGATCAGGCGGTATCTGGCCCGCTTGCCCCGCCGCTTGTAACTGTTCGATCTGTTGATTCAGCTCAGGAGGTATTTGGTCTTGCACCATCTGACCTGCCATAAACTGCAAATGTTGCATCATATGACCAATAATCATGCCCTGTAGCGCAGGATTCTGTTTCACCACATCGGTCAAAAATAGAGAGCGGTGAGCGTCAATGTGTGCTTGATGGTTTTGTTGTTCAAACGCCTGAGCGGGCTGGCCCATCAAAAAGCCGTTGTTTTCAATCCCGGCATCGATAGGTTGAGGCATCGGTGGCGGGGGTGGTGGCTGTATTAGGCTATCCACATCATCCACACCCAGCGCCGAATACATGCGCCGATACGCTTCGTAAATACCTTGGGGACCGTGTATCTCTGGATTAGATTGCACCATCTGCAACAGCTCTTGCGCCATCGTAATGCGCTGAGACTGTGAAAAAATATTGGGGTCTGATACGGGGATGACGTCTACGCGGCCATCGAAGTCTTGCGCCATGATTTCTTGTGGGCCGTTACGCGCCACAAATGGGTAGCTTTGCGGTAAATATTCTGCAAAGACTTTCGCCAAGAGCTGAAACTCTAGCTTCTGACTATAATGCAACCGCTTATGAATGGCTGACATCACTTTAGTGCCACGCTCCAGCAAAGCGACTGTTGTACCAACAGGCATGGCTTGATTCATGTCACCGACATTCATATCAGCGATGCTGGCAAACCGTTTGCCTGACTCGACCAAAAGCCCAAGCAGACTCATCAATACGTTGCTGGGCTCTTTGATTGGCAGTGGTATCAAGTTTTCGCGAAGTGAGGCGCCCGTGGTATCAATATCACGGAACTCACCAGGTTGCAGCGGGTTGTCCTCGTCACGGATGCGCATCCCTCTCGCCTTGAAGCCTGCTGGCAAGTTAGCGAGCGTACCCGCATCGATGAGTTGTCGGAGTATTGAAGTCGCTGATTTGCTGATGCCGCCGATCATGTGGCTCAGGCCAAGTCCGTAGAAGCCGAGTCCCGGCAAAAACTTGTACTGCACAAAATAATTTATCTTCATTTTGCGCGGGTCTTGCTCAAGATAGTTACGTCGTATCGACAACACTTTTTGTGACTGCTCATCGATGGTGACGATGTAAGGCAGCTTGAGACCTGTTGGTTCACCGTCTGCCCCCAAGTCCTCAAAGCCTGGAATATCTAAAATCGTGTGTGTCTCAAAAACGACATAATCTCTGTTTTCTTGGTACGACGGCTCCATGCCCTCGATTTCGTCGATCTCTTCTTCGACTTCACTGCGCATGTAATTGATCGAGCCACCCTTCAGCTCAACGTCCGCATAAAAGCCGTTGAGCTGTTGCTTCTTGATTTCGTTGCGGCTCATGTTCAAAACATGTGTTACACGCTCTGCCGTGAATAAATCGGCGGCCTCGTAGGGCACAATCAAGTCTTGCGGCTCAATAAACTTGCTCGCCGCTTTGTTCATGCTGGTGTCGTAGTACACTTTTTTGAACGCAGATCCTGCAAGCGGCAGGTAAAACAAGAGCATATCGAGTTCTGGATCGTACTCTTGCATCACATTCATGATGTAGTAGTTCATGAATTCTTGCACACGAACTGCCTGCATTTCGACTTCGGGCGTGCGGACGCCAACCACCTCTGTTTTTACTGGGCCTTTGGCGGGCAACAATTCTTTGTACGCTTGGGCCTGAAACTGCGTGACTGACTCTGCCAGGATGGGGTGGATAACCCCGGTTGAGCCTTCAAAGGGTTGGCTCCGTGAATCATCGAACTTCATGCCCAAATATTTTAGGCCGTCCGTGTAAGTTTTTTCCCACTCACTGCGACTTTCTTTGTCTGATTTAATGGACGATAGGACGTCATCAGCAAGCTTTGACAAGTCCGATGGAGAGATAAATTCAACCAGATTGGCGTTGAAATCTGTGGCGATCGGCTCGTCAACGGCGTCTATCTCATCATCGATCAGTATGCTTTCTTCTGAGATCAGTATTTCTGCGGCGTTGCGTATTTCATCGGCCCGCGTCATTTCAGGCTCTATTTCCATAGCGCTGCCCATAGGCATTACATCGGGATCTGTTTCAGTGCCTAAGCCTTTTTTTTCAATCGCCATCAGTAATACACCTGTCTATTCGCACGCAGTAGTTGCACTTCCTCAGGGTAATCGTCCTGTAAAGCCAAAAACCCACCTTGGCGGAACCGCATTAGAGCCATAGTAGCACTATCGCAATAATCGTCATTATCGCCGAACGGAAAGCTTGCCATCTCTTCAATTACCTCGTCAGCAAAACTTTCATCAGGCGCCCAGACCATGCCGCTCTCGAAAATCGGAGCAACAGAGTTCATTCTGGCGATCTTATCTTGCCCGCGCGAAGGTGTATAGCTTGTTACGGGTATACCCATGCGCCTCAGCTCTTGCGTCAAGGGCGTGCCGCTGGCTTTTGCTTCAATTAAAATACAATCAGGCTCCCAGTATTTATATTCATCGTAAGCCAATCGCTTGAGTTCTGGGAAATCCATTCGTACTCGTTTTGCGTCTAGCAAGATGATTGATTCGACGTCCTCGTCGGGCGAATGAAAAATGGCCCACGTTGTAATAGCGGAGTAATCAGCCGTTTCTTTTTTGCTAAAAGCGGTGTCGTAACTTTGAATAACGTAGTCGTAGCCTGGTACATAATCAGGCTCCCAACGGCGCCACCACTCGCGCTTAACGATAGAGCCCGCCTCAGCCGTAGGATTTTGCATCCATTGCGAGTTCCACTTGCTGACTGGGAGTGAAGCTTTGACCGAAAGCAGCTCATCTTTTTTCCAAAACTCAGGCCATAGTGGTGTGTCTGACTCAGGCATAATTGCTGGGAACTCAATGACCTCCCATTGGTCAGCATGATCATCGCCTTGCTTTTTGAGCACTTTGCCGACGAGGTCTTTTGTGCTCCATCGCGTCATTACGATGATAATGATGCCACCTGGCTGCAAACGCTGACGTGGTCCTGATGTGTACCACTCATACGCTGACTCCATCGCGGTCGGTGACAGGGCGTCTTGCTCCGAGTGCGGGTCGTCAATAATCAGTAGATCAGCACCTCGACCTGTGATCGCGCCGCCCACACCCGCATAAAAACTTTCACCGTCTTGGTTTGTTGTCCATCGGCCCGCCGACTTGTTATCAGCCTCGAGCTTCAACTCTGGGAACACTTGCGAGTAATCATCAGAGTCAATGATATTTCTGACTTTACGTCCGAAGCGCACTGCAAGCTCCGCCGTGTGTGTGGTCTGGATAATTTTCAGATCGCCCTTCAATCCCATCATCCACGCAGGAAAATACGTTGAAGCAAACTCTGATTTGGAGTGTCGAGGGGGCAGACAGACAATCAAACGCTTAAGCTTGCCCTGCGCTATCTTGTTGAATTTGTCCCCGATGATTTTGTGGTGACGACCCAGTATGCACTCGGGCCACATATGTTTCACAAACTCAATGAAGTCGCCTTGGCACTTCTCTTGCTTTTCCATTTGATCAAAGCGTGAGAGGAGTGCCAGCGCCTCATTTTGGTCCTGTTCGCTGAGGATCTCAAAGTCTTTGAGGCGCAGATCATTCATTACATTATGATTCGGGATAGCTTCCTGTTCTAATCATCGTGCAGACTTCTTCCGCCCGGCGTCCAACCTGCTTTGCCCATCGCGAATCCATGAACTCATCGGCAGCAGTATCGTAGTCGCCTACTGACATGGCGGTCAGCGCATTTTTGAATCCGAGCAGCCGGGTCATGCCTAGGTTGAAACACATATTAATTAGTGCGTCTTGCCGCACCGAATCAATTTGGCTGAACCAAGGCAGCGTGATGAGCTCTTGCTTACAGCGTCTGATATCGTTTTCCAAAAGGTAGTCAATTTCGTCGTCCGAAAGCCCCAAGCCACCGTTTTCATCTAAATTTCTACCCACACCCACAGTAATCATGTTGGCACTGCATTTATACGCATGACTACGCACACCTTCATGTATGCGTAACTGATCAGATAATTTGCTCATTTTGACCCCGATTTACTAGCACCAAAGTAAAAACTCACCACAGAAGACACGATGCCCCCGAGATAACCCAACACGAGGTTAACGACATTGAGGTCGTTGTCATCAGCTGGTTGGACAGTGACAAGCAAAACATACCCGCCAAAGAGCACGATAGATAAAAGTGCAATCGCCCTTGCCGTCCAATCCTCAGAAAAAGATTCTCTAGCATTTTGAATATCCTTTGTTTCGAGAGCAAAAACGTCGACTTCTAGCTCCTTCATGCGGGCCTCGAACGATAGCTCTGCCTTCTTGATTTCAGCTAACTGCTCGGGCGTAGCCTGCGCCAGAGCCCTCTCAATCTTCTGTGGGGCAGGATCACAACCTAAAACATCTGCCAGCATGGAGGCCGCCGCGCCACCCACGGGACCGCCCAACGCGGCTCCCAAGGTAGGGGCGAGTGATCCTACCAGTCCTTTCACTTTGTCAAAATTCATCGTAAATACTCCACAGCGCCTAAACACGCAATAATGAAAGGATACATGGCGAATAGCATTCGCTCCATTCTATTGAACCGCGCTTGGCCTTGTTCTAGACGTCTTTCGATCATTTCACGCATGAGCTTGCACTCCGCCTCATGTATCTCAATACGTTTCAATGCTTCTTCGGCCACGTCCATTATTGGTCCGCCAATGGGTTGTCTAGCGCCCTCTGCACCATCGCTTCAAGCCGCTCTTCAAGTTCTTTGATGTCTTGATCTTGTGATGTGCGGAGTTGATCCCGCCGCGTTTCAAACCGATCCTCTGCCGCATCAATTACCTCACGCACTTCCGATTCCACGTTGTCCATTGCATCTCTCAACTCGCGAGTCGTGCTTCGAACCAAATCTTCTGTGCGATCCGCTTGTTGTTCTATCCGCAATATATCATCGCGTAATCCGTTTTTGATATCGCGAGAATACTCAACTGCCTCTGTGACTTTGGTATCCATAACCTCCATCTGCTGTTGATAGGCACCCAAGTCTAAATTAGCGATTTCTTCGACCTTCTGATACATCAAAAAGCCGCCATACAACGCACCACACAAACTGCTGACCACGCCCAGTGCCGCAATACGCGCACCCCAAGACATGCGAGAGACATGACCTGTGACCATTTTGATTTGGTCATCGATGTCCTCGCTCAATTTTCAAACTCCGCATCATTCGAAGCGATACGGCGGAGATTTTCTAATTCGCGTCGCAACTTCAACACCTCTAGTTCTTTTTTTTCAAGCTCCAACTTATAGAGCGCATTGCAGTTAATTCGCTCTTCTGGACCATCTAAAGGTATGACGATACGTGCATAGACGCCAATGTCTTTTCGTTGCTGACTAAGCGGATTGTAACCATCAAAAGGATCGTCAACGTCGTTGATGATGCCTGTGACGCCAAATTCTATGTTCGTTCCGCCACCAATAGCATTCGAACAATCTAAGTCTCCCGCTCTGAACTTATCGGATTGATAGCTGGTGGGTCCGCTTGGGAGCTGCAAATTTAATGAGTTGTTTTGTGCGAAAGCAGTCATGCAGAAAAAAGGCAGTATCCAGATGAATCTCTTCATAGCAGCGGCTCCTTAAATTTGGAGCAGATGCGCGAAGCAATGATGGTGCCGTCTCTTTTTTCTCGTCGAAGTTTCGACTGCGAGCACACATAAGTCGCTCTATCGGCATCTTCCACGTTAATGTAAACGTCAAACGTGACGTGCGACAAATACTCAACTTTCAAGATGCGATAGCCCGTCACAAACGGCACGGGTCTCCAATCAGCATCGAACACTCCGACTTCGTAGTATTCAACATCTTGCCGTTTATTGAACATGCGCATCTGCACCTGCAACACATCTTCAATATACGAGGGTTGAAACCGTGGATACGCAGGCAGCATTTGATGCGCCTGGGCAATTGAGGCCAGCAAAAACACACATATTGCAAAAAAGACTTTCATCAGTTCGCAATGCACTCCGCCATGACAATCGCGCGGTAGGTGCCCGCAGGGTAAGGTTTTCCGTAACCATACTCGGCTTTGCTTGTCACCTTAAACCAAGTCGTGCCCGCAGTGTGCATATTGAACTCTGTGGTGTAGTCATATTCGACTTTGTTGGTTTCGTAATCAGACATGTTGGTATCAGAGACCTCATTGACCTCCACGTCCGCACTCCAGTCCACAACATCATTCAAACTAGGCGCGGTGCTAAAAGAGCTAGGAGCCGTGATTCTTGCGGTGTACGCATTACCTAAAGCAATGTCGTAACGGATAATCGGTAGGACACCGCCGTCGGCGGGTAGGGTGCTTAACGTGCCCGCTACTGGGTTACCGTAAACGCCGTTAACATCTGTGTTGATCACGCACTTCGATTCGATAGTACCAGTAATGACTGCCTCTTCCGCGAGAGCTGGCAGTGCTAAAATCGTAAGTGTTGTAACTGCTAGTTTTTTCATTACTCATTCCTTACTTGTACTGGAGTTGAATCATTTTTTCGTGCAGCACCTGTTGTGCCAGGTTGTTTCGCAAACCCCGTTTATTGTCGGGGATGTCTTTTGTGGGGAGCGACACTGTCTCCGCATAGACACCACCTTCAATCTGTTTTTGATAATACGGATTGAAACGCGCTTGATTTGTGATGGCTGAGATCATGAAGTCCTGCGACACCTCGCTTGCGATGTCTAAGGCGTTTTCGGATGCCGCCAAGCCTTTTTCCAAACGATCATCAGGTTCTTCTGGGTTTTGTCTGCGGTTTTTGCCATCTCGATCAAACAACTCAGGATCTGTCTCTTTGGTGGCCTCCAAAACAGCTTCATCGCTCAACGCATTGTACGAGTCTAGATTCGGTTCTGGTGGGGGTGGTATCGGCGGCAGATAACCGGGACACGACGGGTTACTTTGCGGGTCATAGCACGGGTCGTACTTGTAGGTGTAAATGACATTGGGGTCCGCGACAGACCCTGTGCCTTCAATCTCGATTGAGCCTTTTCCCCAAAACCCAATCGGAATGTCATTGACCGCTACAATCTTGTTGATTCGGTTGCCCGGCAAGCCCGACCAATCGTCTGTTTCACGGAATATGTAACCATCTCCTTGCGCGTTTTCGTTTTGTACATGCACCAGCATATCGGCGGCAGGGTCTTTAATCGCGGTGTACTGGTAGATGACATTGTTGACCTGAAGTCCTGCCTGTTGCGGCAAGACGTTACCCATCGCCCAATTGAAGCCATTGGCGGCGGCGTTGGTTGTTACCCCATAAATGATCTCAGAGGAGGAGTAAGAGGCCGAGCACGCCAGCGACAGCACCAGCACCTTGCATACGTTTTTCATTCAATGGATTTCCTTTTTCTTCCACTTCGAAACTATCCGATGTCCCAACGTCCATCGCCAATTGTTCAGCCTCCCAAGCACGTTTTGCCTCGTCGCCAATCAAACCGTCGAAAGGACAAGGTGTGCCTGCGTCCATCATTGCATCGAACACTCGTTGGTCTTGGCACATGACTGATACAGCGGCGACTTTCATCCCCATATCATAGAGCGTTTTTGCGTTTTTTAACTTTTCACAGTTTTCGTCTCGAACGGTGGTGCCCATAGAAATACCCAAAATCTGAGTTTGCACAGCACCTGCAACACCAAAAGTGCAAAGATCTGAGTTTCCGTTTGAGATAATTTGAGGTGAGATAGCGGAGGGTGGAGGCGATTTGACGGTTGTCTCCATTGTCCCCGTGGTTGTGACCGTACTTGTCGATGTTGACTCAGTGACAATCGGCTCCTCTTGCGCATGAGAAGTCATTGCCATGAAGAGCAATCCGAAAACAAATATAAGTCTTTTCATTGTAACGCTGCGCTTTCGGTGACAGCCTCTGCGTCAGTCTCGGCTTGATTTAAAGATCTCGACAGGGCGTTGACAAAAGCCTCTCGCCCAAACGCAAGCTGATCCAGATTGAATCGCGCATTTGATATCTTGCGATCGAGATCAGTGATGTGATTCACCATCAACTGCTGTTGCTCATTTAAATCTTCAACAAAGTATTCTTGATCTTCTACGGTGATAGGGGTCTTTTCATTTTTTCCCATCGTAGCTTCTCCTTACTGTTTAGCTTTCCCTATATTGAGCGCAAGAACCTCAAGGAACTTGTACGCTTTTCCAATCCACACATCGTCTTTGGGTGTGGGTGTAACAGCGGCGATCAAAGAGCACACCGCAATGACTGATGTTGCGATGTTCGCAACGTCCATTAACAACCCGATCATGACCAAGGCACCCCGTTGCTTGTAGAAGCGTTCTTGGTAATCTGGGCGTTGACCTTAGCGGTGCGCTCATTTTCTACGCGAGTTTTTGCCTCAGTAGCTGTTTCTTCACCCTCACGCAAGTCATCATAGACCCAGCCAAGCACGTCGGCTTCAGTCAAGCTGTCGTAAGCAATGAAGTCAGAGCTAGACGCATCATACGTCAGGCGAAGTTTGCCGCCTTCTTGAGCTGACTCATTACCTGAGTCATTCTGCGCGACCATTGACCAGTAAACGATAGTAACCCCACCGTCACTGTCATTATGTTGCATATCCGATACGGACCACGTTGTTGTTACTGCCATTTCTATTCTCCTCAGTTGGATTCGAGTTGTGCGACTCGCGCACGTAGGGATTGTATTTCTTTAACAAGCATGGGTACTAGCTTTGAGTAGTCCACGCCCATCATGTCGTCTTCGGTTTCGCCTTCAGATACCGCTTCAGGTGCAACGGTGTTTAGCTCTTGAGCAACCATGCCGTAACGCTGATGTTCGCCATCTTCTATCCAGTCAAACTGGCGGACTTGAATGGCGTCTATCAATTTACCTGCATCGTCTGCGTCTGCAATGTTTTCTTTGAGCCGAGCATCTGAGGAGGTATTGTAGGCTGTTGAGTTAACGGTTGATTTAATCGTACCTACGCTCGCATCAGCACCATTTCTAAAATCAACTTGCGTAGCTGTTTGTCCGCCCGTTGCATACGCTGTTCTTAACATTAATGTGGCATAGTTTATAGAAGCGTTAGTCGCCCTAAACATTGCCGGATACAGGTTAGACTCTACATAAAATTTTCTTGAGGTAGGCGCTCCAGAAGCACCAACCATTACTTGATTATTACCCGCATCTACAAAGAGAGCGTGAGAATCACTGTCAGACTCAACGCGGAAGTCAGTGTTTAAGCTTTCGTCATTAAAGACGGCTTCACCAGCATTTAATAACAAACGAGTTTTTAACGAATTTTCATTCGTACCATCTCCGGTTCCCAAATACATGTTCCCGCCAGCACCAACAACAGCCGCTGTGTCGCCGCCTGTACCAGCGATACAAAATCCGGGAGCCGCAAAACCTCCGCCATCAGCTATTTGACCGATACCAAGGCGTCCAGTGCCCATTGTGTCTGGATCGAGGGTAGTAGCATCATCAAACACTCCGCCGCCATTGACGTTCAATACGCCACCAAAGTCAGAAGAGGTGCCGATGTTTACGTGGTCATTACCTGCATCAACAAACAGCATATTAGCGTTGTTGTCAGACTCGACGCGAAAGTTTGCATCAGCACCGTTTTCATTCACAATAACCCCACCGCCAATAGGGTTCAGAGAAAGGGGGTACACTGCCGTGCTTGTATCAATAACGTATCCAGATTGCAGATAAGTAGAATAAGGCGAGCTTGCAATCGTTCCTATAATTAAACCATTTCCGCCGCTACCCTCAAATTTCGTAGTGCCTTTTGTTTCGTCTATGGTGTCGTTAGAAACTCCTTGCACATGAAGAGGGTGTGTAGGCGAACCTTCGGCTATGCCAACGCGATCATTTCCAGCATCAACAAACAGCATATGCGTGTTGTTGTCCGACTCAACGCGGAAGTCGCGGTCTACACTGCCATCATTTATTATTAACTCGCTTGACTTAATAACAAAGTCGTCACTTGTTCCCGCCTGAGATATAAAAAAAGTTCCATTGGCACTAGTGATGAAACTAGTATCTGAAACACCTGCCCCTTTAAGAGCAATGGCTCCTGTAGAAAAATTGTTACCTGCGCCTTCTATTGTCAGTACAGCGCTTTGAGTATTAGTACCTATAGCAACCCGATCATTGCCACCGTCCACGTACAGCATATTTGCGTTATTGTTAGACTCAACGCGGAAGTCTATGTCGGCACTGCCATCATTAAACACCAAAGTGCTGGAGTCATAATTTATAATGCTGGTTAATGCTCCTGCTTTCATAGAAAAAATATCAAACGCCACATCTTCAGTGCCATCAGATGCGTCAATAATAAAATTTCTCCAGCGTGTGCCTACGGTGCTTTCCGCGGCATCGTTGTTAAAATTAAATGTCAACTCACCAATAGCATCGTTATCCGCTGGACTGCCAGATGCTCTGCTCATAGTCAACAGGGGGCCAACACTTGCGTCAGCATCTGTTGAAACGAGGGTCAACTGAGCAGTGTTATCGGCTGTTGTGATTGTTGCCGTACCATCAACAGTCAAACCGTCTGTAACGGCGGTGCCAGTGACGTCGATGCCTGTGGAGCTTGTAGCAAACTTTTGAACGCCGTTAAAAAATAATTTTGCCTCACCATCATTGTTAAAAACAGCATACAGTTCTGATAAATCATTGTTACCAAAACCTACTGATGTACCGTTGCTAGTAACCCATAAATTACCAGTGCCGTTTTCTTTCACATAACTATTAGACCCATCGTGAAAAATCTGTAGATCAGAGCCAGCACCAAACACAGCCTTATCGTTATCACCAAAGTTAATGTCAGCAGAGGTAGTCATACCGTCTGTGGTAATAACGCCAGTAACGTCGATGCCTGTGGAGGTGGTGGCTAGTTTGGCTGAGTTGTCATGGTAAAGAGTGACAGCACCATCTGCGGAGCCAATAATCATATTTTCTACGTCATTAGCTTTTCGTAGATAAAAGTTATCTGCTCTAACAATTAATCCGCCAGTGCCTGCATCATCAATGTAGCTATTGCTACCATCATGATAAATCTGTAGGTCAGAGCCAGCACCGAAGATAGCCTTTGCGTTATCCGCAAACTCAAGCGCAGAGTCAGAGCTATCAAAGACAATATTTGCTGACGCACCTGTGAAGGTGACATCAGTTGCAAAATTGACAGCACCATCTACATCCAAAGCATCAAGGTTGGCCGTCCCATCAACGTCTAAATCTCCAGAAACAAAAAGTGAGGGCACGGAAAGGTCAGTAAACGCATCCACCATCGCACCGCCAGAGCCAGCGCCGTCTGAGTAAATAGCTTTGGTCTGACCATTCGCAATTGTGACGGTCGCGCCACTCCCTTGCTTGATGATGATACTTTGCGATCCGCTGGTTGCGTTTTCTATGAACCAGAGCTTTGAGACGGTGTTGGGGCCGATCGTGATTGTGCAAGTTGAGTCCAAAGTCCCTGTGTACTTTAAAAAAATCGCTCGACCCGCATCGGCGCTGCCGTCCGCTATCGTGGTGGTGTGCGTATCAGCGTTTGTAGTAATCGCCTCGGTGCCGAATCCAAACGAGTCTGCAATTAGCGACAGGTTGGTGTTTGTCGTCGTGCCCCAGGTGCCCGAGCCTTCCCCCGTGGCGAGTTCTGTAAGTCTCAAATCATTCGTATAAACTGCCATGCCTTAACCTCGCTGCTATGCTGCTGAACGCCCGGCATCTAATTCCTCATAGTTGGGCGTTTGACTTGTGCTGACTGCGGTGTAACTCGCAGTCTGGCTATCATCAATCGTAATATAGTTTGGCGATTGAGAGGTGTCTATCTCCCCGTAAACTAGCATATTTCCTATGTTGGTCGTGATCCCCTCACCTGTAATCTGAATCAGCGCCTTAGCAACTGTCTCGATATCACCAACCGCAGCCGCTACTTGTTGCCCACTGAGATTGACTGCGGCCTTGCCATTTATCGTCAGAGATCCGATGCCCGCCGTTGCACCCACACCTGTGGGCGATACTGTGGCTTTTGCAACGGTCGTAACCGCCCCGACCCCTGCGGTTGCGCTGACACCCGCTGTAATTTGTGTGATGGCTTTGGCGACGATTTGAATTGCGCCAGGGGATGCCGTGGCGGATTGGCCTGTGGGAACCACGTTCGCTTTTGCGGATATCGTCAGCGCGCCCTGGCTTGCCGTGACTCCTTGCCCGGTAACAGAGACATTGGCTGCCGCGTTGGTGGTAACACTGCCGACACCACTAGTGGCGCCGACGCCTGTGAGTGAGACATTGGCTTTTGCGTTGATTGTGAGTGCGCCGACACTTGGCGTGATTGATTGGCCCGTGGGTACGACGTTTGCTTTTGCAACGACCGAAACAGAACCAACGCCCAGCGTTGCGGCTAGACCTGTGGGCTCTACGGGTAACGGTGTACCCCAGGCTGCTTCACCCCATGTGCCGCGACCCCAGCCTGTCAGCGTCTGATCTGACATTAGCTACCTTGTGCGGCTTTGAGGTGTTCGACAGCGCGGGTCATGATATCGCGCACCGAATCAGTCAAAAAATCAGTAGCGAGGGAATCCTCAAGGATTTTGATCGTTTCAGCAATGTGCTCTTCTGGTGTCATAGGTGGCCCCCTTGGAGCCACCATCATAGACCCTACGCCGCTTTTGGCAAACCTTGAAACTTGCGGTTGAGAATGCGCTGAACTTTCGAATGTGTCAGCGGTGGGATGTCGTGCAAGCTATTGACCTGCGTTGCTATCTTGCGTGGACCCAAGCCACGCTTGTGCAGACGGTAGATGGTTTTCAAGACGGCTTGCTCTTCTGGCACCTCTTCCAAAAGCTTGCGGGTTTTGCTTCCCGTCTTGACCTCCACATGGCGAAAGCCGTAAGGCGCCGATCCACCGATCGCATACCCGCGTGACGCCCAGTCCAACTTGCCCGCTGAGAAACGATCCTTGATCGTGGCATGTTCAATCTCTGCGACGGCAGAAAGCACCATCAACATGATCTGATTCGCCATGTGATTCATGTCAAACTTTGCATCCAAACCCTTGGTTTTGACTGCGTCAGGGTAAACAATCGGCATTTCGCCGAACTGCTCACAGAAAAACAGGGTGATGCCAATCTCTTGCAGTTGAGGAATAAGCGATAGCAAATCAGAACTTGATCGGCTTAATCGATCGAGCCGAGTGCAAACGACGACATCGTGTTCATCAATGACGTCGGTCATTTCACGACTTGCGGGACGATCTAAAACCGCATGAGTACCACTGATGCCTTCATCAGCAAAAAACTGTGTGACTTCGCGATTGTACTTCTCGCGCACAAACTCGCTGATCTGTTGCATCTGAGTTTCGAGCGAAATGCCCGACTTGACCTGCTCATCCGTGGACACGCGTA